TTTTGACTTGAAACTCATATTATTATAAAATTAAATACAATATAACATAGCAAAAAATGAATATAAATTAATACCTCATTTCTTGATTTTTATTGAATTGGTTATATGCAGCTTCAAGTTCACGAATTTTCAATTCATTTCTACGGCATTCTGCATAACTATCAAAATTGTGTCTATGTATAGCAAATGTAGATTCAATCATTTCAAATTGACCACGAGTCCATTTGTATTTATGTAAATCTTTCAAAGGTACCCATTTAATCTCTTCTGTTTCATCAGGTTCGCTATATTTTGTAGTAAAATTCCAATCGTAGGTATCTTCCTCAACAAAACGAGCGTAATGTGAAGCTACCATCGTTTGTCTAACTCCATGAGGCTCAGTATCAAGACGATTAAAGAAGACTTCAATTAGGTCAATAACAACTCCAGTTTCCTCTTTTAGCTCACGTAATGCACAACTTGCTGCATCTTCATTGAAGTCAATAAAACCACCAGGAACATTCCAAAGACCTTTGTTAAACTCACAGCCTTGACCTCGTTTACATGCAAGAATTTCCCAATCATTATTTATTGTCTTACGAAATATCAGAATATTGCATGCTAGCGAGCGTGAATACCAAAGCTTTTTTCCTTCGTGTTCAAATTCAAAATTATTCATATTCAGTCTTAAAATCTTTTATATGTTGTTCAATTGTTTCTAATGAAAATTTTCCAGAGTCTACAGTATATTTATCTGTTAAAGCATACCTACCATAATACATAGAGAATTCATCTTCTGTTATATTGAAAGTACAAACTAAACTACTGTTTTTTGTGTAGTCTAAAAGAAGTGTACCGTTTATACACGGCCAAATGGTAAATCCATCTAATAATTTACTATCAACAAACAAAATAATTTTAATCATATTCTGTATCACTTTGAATGGAATATGAATCTGACTTCTTTCGTTATAATTTGTTTGAGATATTTTATCCCACAAACGTTTTAATAAGAAAAACTTAATGCGCATAATTAGTCTTCAAAAATATGATATTGAGTTATTTTAGCACCAGACTTTAGAAGTTCTACCTCTTTTGCTTGGTATTCTGGATATGGAAGTTTGCAATTTGGATATTCCTTAATTGTCTTTTCATATCTATCTAAATAATTTTGATAATATGTTATAAGACTTTGACGTTCGTGTTCTTTTTTATAAAGTACACATCGGTATGTTCCGTCTTCATTTCTAGCAGTTGTACGTTTTTCCAAGAATGATGACGACATTGTATATCCAATTGGCTTTTCTGGAATTTTTCCATCCAATAGTATGTGTAGATTTTGAAGAAAAGCTTGCAGCATGATAATAGTATTTGGTGTTACCTCATGCCAACCATTCTTGATATACCACATTTCGTGATTAACATCGTGTACACAGTAATCGACCAAAACTATTTGTGGGTTTTTCAACCATTCGTCATCTTTACGAACACCCAAAAATCTAAACAACTCTATATGAAGTTTATGTAGTTGTTCGCACATATCTTGTAAAGATGTTAGACCATATTGAGTTCCCAAATTCCAGTATGGATGATTTTTTACAATATCATGCAAAAAATACAAGTCTTCTTTAGTCATTGTTTTCATATAGTTTCAATTATCTTTAATAACTCTTTCTTAAGTGCTTTGTTTTTTCTTTCTGAACTATAATTTACAGTTGTTTCAACAATGTCTGTAATTTGTTCTACACTTAAAATATGATGTGATAAATAATTAACAATATCATCAACACCAATCTCATCCAATAGCTCTCTGGATGAAAAACTTTCACAGACTTCATAAGGAGTTAACCGTTTACAAATATCTCTTGGTTCTACAGAAATATTGTCACATATTTCATCGTAATCATCCTCATCTAAGTTATCTAAGTTTTTAAGGATAAATTTTTTCTTTTCCCAAGATTGAAGCTCGTCAAATTGTTGTTGCACATCTTGTATATCTAAAGAACCATTTTGTGTCATAATTATTTTACGATTTTATTTAATATAGTAAAAAACTTGTGTAAATTAACATGATAAAAAAATTGGAACTGTTTCACAACAGCTCCAATCCGAAATAATTGAATTAATTTAATTAACCATAATACTAACCAAATCAAAAAAATCTTAATTTTTTAGAAAGGTAAATCTGTATCATCATCTACAGCGCTACTTGCTGGTGCTGATGCACTGTTTGGCATTGTAAATGCTTCAGTGTTTGCAGTTTCAGCTTTTGACTCTTGTGTGTCAGTGGCAACAACTGTACCATCTGTTTGTGGGTCTTGTAAGTTCAACACTTTCTCAATCCAAGCGTTTACACGTTCTGTCAACTCAGCACTCCAAGGTGTATAACCACACTCTACAACTGGGTCAATAGCATATGTCTTGATATAGTCAATTGCTTTGCCATACAATGGACGAATTTGTGGTGCCAATTCTGCTTTACGGTCAGCTGCAGCCTTTTGTTTTGTAGGTGTTTTAGCTTTAACCATATCATTATTAGCAGTGTTGTAATCCTCAATCATCTCAAGCTCTTCATCAGTAAACAATTGCTCACCGCCAACCTTGATAATTGGACATGGGTCAGTATCAAAATCACACAAATCGTATGAAATTTCACGTTGTTTACGCTCTGGTGCTTTTGGATCATCTGGACCTGGTACAACATCCATGTCAAGTACTGGACCAAACAAGTAATCCATCAAAGGTTGTTTTTGCTTGTTAGCATCAGATGGGTTCATCTTTGCCATGAGGCGGTTAAGAATCATTTTTGGCAATTTCATTACCTTGAATGAACCAACAAGCTCAGGTTGATTTTCATCTTCAATAATTTGTACCAATACCCAATCAGACTCAGACTTGTCAAACTTAGAACGAGCAAAATCTTTCTTTTGTTGGTCTTCAATCATCTTAGAAGGATCGCTTGGATCTTGAGTTTTTGCATACCACAATTTCTTCCATGCACTAAAGATAGGACAATTCTTATCACCATCAGAAAGTGATGAAACAGCGGTGAAGAAACCTCGTTGGTCACGCATTGCATATTGAGCCTTATGCACAATACTACGTTTAATGTTGTAAGGATTTAGCAAAACACGGATTCGTGAATGATAATGACCATCCTCAGAGACAGAATTTGCAGGATTAGTCTTGTAGATGTTAGGATTAATGTTACGTTCTTGTGTTGTGTTTTCAAAAGCAGTGACGGCTGCTGCGGGGTCAAAGCCCATTACCTCGTCAATAAATGTTTGTGTATTCATATAAAATGTTTATTTATTTTTTTGTGTTCAAATGAATTTAATGTTCAGTATTTTGGACAGTTTAATATATATAAATAATAAAAAAAATTTACTATAAAGTGTAAGATTTTACCTCATATTTTGATTTTTCTACACCATTTGAGTAGTTTAATTTTGCTGATATTGAGCCATCAAAATTCGCATCAGAAATCTCTTGGTGCGAGATAATGAATATAGTTTGGTTCTCTTTCAATTCACTTTTAAGCACATTACAAACTTTTGAGCGTAATTCTATGTCCATGTTTGAGAATAACTCATCAAGGAACATAATATTGAAATTAACACCAGAGAAAATCACTTTCAATACACCAAGAATAATACACATATCAATAGTTTTGAGCTGTCCAGTAGATAATGAAGAAATGTTTATATTTCTATCAATACCAAACAACTTAATTGAGCACTTAAATTGATTGTCAAATTCTATAATGTATGGTAAGTTTAACTGTCTTGTGTATTCTTGTATTGAGCTATTTAGTAAAGGAATAAAACTACTGAGAATATTCTGTCTAATTGAAGTGCTTAGAATTTCATACAATTGAGACCATTCTTCTTCATCAATGTGTAACTTATTTATCTCATTATCAATTTGTTTTGCATCTTCATTGAGAACATCAATCTCTTTAGTGTTTATTGAAGCACGACGTTCTTGTTCCTCCAATTTTGTTTTTAACGCAATTAACTCAGAATGTTTGTCATTATACTTCTTAATTTCTCTATTATATTTATCTAGTTCACCTAATAACCATAATTGATTATCTTGGATTTGTTTTTCAATTTCTTTGTATTGTTTTAAGAATACCTCACGTTCTTGTTTTTTGATTTCAAGTTGAGATTGGTCTATATCTGCACCACAAGTTGGACAGGTTCCTTGTTCAATAAACTTAATCTCTTTTGCTTTATTAGCACCAAGAACTTTAATTTGAGCTAGTTCATCTTGTTTTGTACGAACTTCTTCCTTAGTTTTGTTTATTGAGTTATTGTATTCTCTTTTGTAATTTTCTTTTTTTGTTTCATTCTCTTTTATTTGTGCTTTAACTACAGACAAATCACCATCTATCTTCTCTATATTAGCAATAGTGCGGATTTTCTTTATCTGGTTAAGTACACTTTCTTTTCTGTATTGTGTTTCAATAATAGAGCTTGATACATCTTTGCGTTTATTCTTACAAATATCTGAGTATTCTGTCAAAATAGAAAAACCAAATACTTGGTCAAGGAAAGCGCGTGTGTCTGCGGGTGTCATATTAGACAATGACTTGAAATTGTTAAATGATATAATACATAACAATTCTAATGTCATTTTAGATATATCATAGTACTCTTCTTCAAGTTGAGATTGTGCATCACGCTTATTAGTAAATACAAGAGGTTCACCATCAACGAGTACATCTAAATCTCCCCGTATATTTCTATTGATTACTAGCTCATGTCCTTTTGATATACACTCAATTGATACTTTACAATTCTTTTCTCCCCATGAAATAAGGTCACGGTTGTTTTTACCTTTAACCGTACCAAAAAGACCATAGATAATTGCTTCACCTATAGTCGTTTTACCTGAACCAACAGAGCCCTCAATTTTCCAGAACCCCTTTATATCATCGAAATTCATTTCAAAGTCACCATATATTGACTTGAAATTATGTACTTTTATCTTTTTTAATATCATACTGAATAAATATATAAAAAAATAAGGAGCTTTTTACAGCTCCTCTATATAACTCCATTCTTGAACTCGATTAAATAAATTAGAACTATCACCCCAATACCAAATACGAAGCTCATCGTAATTTTTATAAGGTTTGTCAAAGTAAACACGAATTAAGAATGGATAATCTGTTTCATAAAGAGTTGGAATATCAATAAATTTTCGCTTAAAACATATAAGACCCATATTTTCTGCTTTTTGGAGTAATTTCTTTAAGTCTTTTTTGAAGATTACATCTATCTTACAGTTTTTAAATTGGAGTTCTATATCATCAAGTGCGTCTTGGTGGTATACATCAAAGTACCTAGCATCTAACTCATAAAAATCAATCAAATCTTTTTTAAGTTTTTCCATGTCTTTGCTTGTGGTCTTATAAGTTTTGTATTCATCTTTTGTAAATAAAAGAGGATTACTAGATTTACCTGAATTTGTACTGTTTAATATGGATTCTTTTAAACTAATCATTTTCAAAGAGTTTTTTCATATCTTTATAATCATACTTAAAATAAGGTGCAGCAATTATTGATTTTTTAGCAATTGGCTTACCGCTTTCAGAAAAAAGTATACAGTGAGATGATTTAATATTTTTAGTGAAATATTCATTCATTTTATTTACTATATGTTTTGTTTCTGGCGCATCTAAAACATATACATTATCTTCATCAATTGAAATTACAATCTCCCTTTTAAGTGATGTACCCCAACCTTCATCAATACCGATAAATAAAGAATACGTTACAGAATCTCTTACCCCGACTAGTTGTGAAAAACATTCAACTCCTTTATCAAGTTGTTTTTTCAATCCTGGTTTTGGTTTATCACCATTATTTTTTCTTTTTATTGCTTCAACAATTTTTTCAGCTAATTTTTTGACTTCGCTATCACTTAATAAGAAATCATTTTTCTTGAAAAATTGATATTTCTGTGGGTGATCATCAAAAATATCTGAATTTAGTTTTTCAATCAACTTTTTTATTTCTCTAGGTATTACAATATCTTTACCAGACTTTGTACTACTTAATATGCTTTCGTATAGTGTTTTCATTTTTTATTTTAGCTTGCTTTCTATTCGTTTAATTACATCACATAATTCTTGTGGTGCTAAATATACAAAATTATTTCTTGGAGATAAATTTGCAGATACTTCTTTCCAAACTGTAATCATTCTAAATAACTTATCATGGTATGTTTTATCATATGCTATTCTATATACAAAATGATTACCACCTACTCTATGTCCGAAAAGTATATCATCGGAATATCCTTTGTATTGTGGTAATTTAACATACCATACATTAGTATCCGCATTTTCGAACTTACCACAAGTTTTTAATCTTTTTTCATTTTTAAGTAAATCTTTTATTACATCAATAGCAAATTCTTGTTCCTTTATGTTATTAGATAATAATAATTCATCAATTTTTTCTCGTAGTATTTTATCCTTACCAGATTTTGTACTACCTAATATGCTTTCGTATAATGTTTTCATTTCTTCTTAGCTTTTTTACCTTTACTATGTGCACCAACACTAATTTTTCCTTTACTCTTTGCATCTTTCTTGAAGAAGTTCATAATAGCAGCACGAGTTTCCTTTTTAAACCAACCTTCAGTCATAAGTGCTGTAGGCCACATTTTAGGTGGAACTATATATGTATCACCAATAAGCTGAGGTATATACATACGAACTGCAAATGAAAGATTTTGTCTATCCAATTCATCAGTCAAAAACTTATAATCAAATCCATCCAATTCTTTTGGAGCACCTTTTTCAAAATATTTACGATATACAGGTTTATACATTTCGTATATTTTATCCATAATTCTATATCGTAGTGCTGGTGGAAAATAATGAACATTAAAACCTAATACACGTCTTCCTTGACTAGAATTAAATACACCAAAGAAAATTGTACAAGGACTTGCATCATAATACTCAAGCTCTTCTTTTGTTTTTGGATTCAAATACTTAAAAAGAACCAATTGTCCAGGAGTGATATTCGTTTTAGATGTTATACCTTTATTTTCTTTTTTGTATTCTTCTAATTCTTTTCTTGCTTTTTTATCACGATTTGATACTTTATATAAATCATGTTTTTTAATTTCCTTCATCAAAGAAAATTTATTAGGATTTACCGTATCTTCACTATCTTCAGATTTTTCTGATGATTTTCTAGAAGATTTTTTAGTTCCTTTATTCTCTTTTCTGATTTTATCTATATACTCAGCAAGTTTAGGATTATCCTTTATTAGTTTTTCTATGTCTTTGTCAGCTTTTGGCATTTACAATTTTTACTTTCTATTTTTAAGTTTTTCAATATGCTTTTCTTTTTCTCGTTTATATTCTTCAAACATCTCTTCAATTTCTTGTAATCTGCTTTTCAATGCTTGTATATTTGAATTATAACGTTCAGAGTATGATGCTATGTAATTTTCTGCAGAACCAGGAGAGCGTTCACCGTAATCTTTAATAGTCTTTTTTGCGTCCTCTAAATCATGTTTTGCACGAAGTATATCATCTAATTGGTTAAAAGCATATTGGCATCTACTGTTTATTCTACTTAGTGCATATCTTAAATCACTGTTATATCCCCATTGTCCATATTCAGAATTTTTATGCATATCAATCATCTCTTTAGAAATCAACTCCATTGTTTGCATTACTTTTTCTGAAAGTGGCACAAAATCATCATTCTTTTGAGCACGAATTACCTCAATTTTTTTCTTATATTTTTGGACATTCTTTTTCAACCAATCAGCATAGAATTCAGGTGTATTATCCCAAACACCTTGTTGAGATACAACTCTTGAGCGTTTTAATTCATGTGTATCTAATTTACCTTTAATGTTAATTACCCAAACTTCATCAGCAATACTTAACATGTCTTCTGCTTTTGTTTTGATACTTCTTTGTGAATTATCTTTTCTCCAAAATTCAGAACCATTTCTCATATCCCAAGAATTAAGCATTTTACCTCTATGTCTATTATCGGTTGGAAGATATGTAATATTTCCTTTATAAAACATAACACCTACTTGGTCATTTAATATTCCAAATACAGCATAGTTTTCATCTTTAACACAATCAGTATACTCTTTAATTTCTGATTTATCACTTGGATCACGATATACTGTTACACGACTAGCATCAATTTTATCCCATGCTACAGGAGCAATTTTGAATAATTCTTTTGCTGGATAACCATATCTCTTTAATTGTTCAATGAGTTTTTGTAAGTGTTTTTCTACAACACTTTCAGTAATCATTTCTAACTCATTTTCAATTCTTATTTCTTCTTTTAACGTACGCATTTAATAAGATTTTATTTATAAAATAATAATCAATATTCCGCCGGTTTTACATTAACAGTGTACTTTTCGTTTAAGTACATCTTGTATTTTTCACGTCCTTGATGCTCCAATCTTCCTGTAGGTAAACAGTCAACTATATCATATAAATAGAACGTTTGTTTTTCATCTGATTTAAGCATACCACGTCCAATTGATTGCAAATTTATTGTTTTACTTTTGAATGATTGTGCAAATATACCGTTATCCAAATTTTTGAACGTAAGACCTGTTCCACAACATGCATACGACGCACATAATATACAGTTATCTTTTTCATTCAATTCTTTCATTACTTTATCACGAACTTTTTGGGATGTTTGACCGGTGATAATATGTACAGTTTTATCTGGAAATCTTTCCTTAAAGTGATTATAAAGACTTTTCAAATAATCTGTATGGTGAGCAAAGATAATTGTATTCTTAGTGAGTTCTGACAGTAATTTATCCATTACTGCTACTCGCTTTTTAGAACGATGCACAATCATTTGTTCCAACATCAATAGATTAGAACCACTTGCTTTACAACAATCTACAAGATATTGCATGTAATCTTCTTTTGAATAACTTTGCTTAATTTGCTCTACAGCATAAGGTAATTTTTTGACATATTTCATTGTATAGTCTTGTTGTTCTTTTGGTAATTGAATCTCTTTACCAGTTTTATCTTTAACACAATTACCAACAAGATATTCTCCACAACGAATATACTCATCTAATAGTGGTTCATTTAAGTTGTATTCCAATTTAAGTTGTGTTACATTTACTTTTGCAAGGAAACCTTCATTAACTAATTCAGCTGAACGAATATCCTGTATTTTAGGTCCAAGAAGTGATTGACAAGCAAATGATTCTATTGAGTTGTTGTCTGGAACTGTACCAGAAAAACCAAATCTTAACTTAACATCTTTCATACAATCTTGATTAAGTAAGTCTTTGATTGATTTACACTTAGCTGTATGACATTCATCACAACATATCACATCAAATTTCTTGAAAAATTTTGGATTATAGTGTTTAGATTTAGGATCAAGTTTTCGTACAAGAGATTGAAATGTTCCAATAGTCAAATTAGAACTTTCACACATTTCGCCTTTAGACCAAACTGTTTCAGACTTGAAAAATTCTTGATACTCAGACATATCTTTCACACCTTGCTTTACAAGAGTAGTGTTTGGTACAATCATAAGTACGTTATGTGCACCATTCTCAAGCATATATCTGAATACCATATATGCAATAAGTGTTTTACCTGCACGAGTAGCAAGTTGTGACATTGAAATTCGGTACTTCAAAATCAACCATGCAGCCTTGTACTGGTAATCACGAGGTTCAATATTCATATTCCAACTTTTAACATAATTGGTAAACTCTTCTAAGTTCATGCTCATTTCACGATACTTAAAATACACTGGATCTGTTTCAAATTGGACTTCAATACCCACCATATTACACCAATCTACAATCTGTTTCCAAAGACCCGAATAACAGTAGTAGATTATTTTACCATTCTTGTTAAACTTGTTTAGGAATACCTCTGGCTTAGGTATTCCTGTAAAGCTTGGCATAAACATATATGGTGGTATTTTGTTTAGAAAATCTTCCAATGAAGGTCTTTTCTCTTTTTTCTGTTTTTGTGTGTTTGCAGAAATATTATCACCATACAAGAATATATATCTTAAATCATTTTTGTTATAAGCAATGTGAATCATTGTTCTTAGTAATTTATCATTTTTATTGTAAAAGTCTCTCAAATGTAAAGAAAACCGCTTTTATGGAGCGGTTTTAGTATTGTGGTAATTATTTAGTGCACCAATGTAAGCAGCAAGATCTAACAAGTTGTCCTCCTTGTGGTTTTTACACTCTCTTGACAGTTTCAATGCAATCTTGAACCAATAAATGTCTTCAACAGTAAGTTCTTTGTTACATAATACACTTGCTAACTTTGCAGCTCTTTCATTTGCTAAATCTATCGGACCATACTTTCTTTCAGATTCCTCTGAACGTTCATTTATAATCTTATTTGCTTCAAGTAGAATATTCATATCAATAAATTACCCAATTAGATAAATCCTCATTGTAAGCATGGAATGAACCACAGTAATAATTCAATGAACCAACTTTCAAATTAGGATATACATCTTTAAGTTGTTCTACAACATACTCTTGTAGTGCATTTGCCAACCAAATATCAATAGCAAAGTGTTTGAAATAGTCGTTTGAACGAATATGATACAACACCATCAACTTGTTATTACGAATGATAAATTGATAGTCAATAGAACATGGGATACGTGTTGCAAATCCAGATGACTCTTGTGTATCTTCTGGCTTGAAAATCATAATCATTGCACGACGTGAGTGAATATCATCTTTTAATGCAGCAATAGCATTATCTAATTGGTTACAATAATTGATACGCTCAGAGTATGTGTAATCAAATTTCTCACCATCTTTCTTTGACATAAGTGATTGCCATAAATCAAGACGTACTTTATAAGAATTTCCTGGGTTCAATCCTTCACGATTGATACGGTCTAAAAACTCTTGTTCACAATACTTCTCAATGTTATCTGCTTCACCTTTAAATAAGAAATCAAGCATTTCTCTCTTTTTGAGCCATGGTTTTGAAATAATAAAGTTCACACCGATAAGCTCTTTTGTATTTTGGTTTTCGCCAACCAATTCTTTATTTTGATAGTGTTTTACAGGTACAGTAATACCAGAAACCTTCAATTCTCTGTCCATCTCTTGGACCATTTCCAAACAATCTTTAAAAATTCTTGCCATATTATTACTAATTTATAACATATAAATATATGTAATTACTGTTGATTATTTACTTCAAAGTTAATTACTTGTTGTCTTTCTTCAAATTTTCTTTTCTTACAATATGCTGTACAGCCACAAAATTCACACACCTTTTCTTGATTTGTATATCCTATGTTTTTACAATACAAATACTTGTTCTCGTCAACTTCTTCTTTTGATTTTACAAGTCGTTGTTTTGTGTATGTACTTTCATCTCGTTTTCCTTCAAGGAAATCTTTTATCTGTTTAGTTAAGAATGTTGTAAACTCAACCGGCATAAACTTACCAGTTTGGTGTATGAGATCATTGTGCCAAGGTTTTATTTCATTCTCTTGATTTGGTAAGAAGATAAAATCATCTGGACAACCACCAATCTTTGCTCTTTCACGTATTGTAAACGGCATAAATGTATCAGAACGGAACATATAATGATGTCCTGTATTACCACCAGTAACAGTTTTAGCCATACCATTTATATCAATAACAGATTTACCGATACGAGAAGTAAGTTGTTGTTTTTTATTGTAACAAACAATAGGCTTATTTAGTTTTTGTGGTTTCAAGAACTTTGCAAACTCTTCATAAGTTATTCTGTCTTCTGGAGTTTTGTAAGCAACAAAATCTTTAACAAATTCATGTCTGTACCAACCTTCTACAATATCAGTTTTCTTCCATTGTTGATTATTTGGTGCATCTGGTGAAATTTTGCTTAGACGCTCCAAAAGTGTTTCGTTGTTCTCAAATTCTGAAGGTATAAAGTAAAAACCTAATTCTTTTCTAGATCCAATAATAAACAATCGTTTTCTCAACTGGACATTACCATAATTTCTGTTACTAATATATTCAAAATGAATATCATAATCTGGTAATTTCTCAGACCAATCCTTGTATGTAAATTCAGTTAGTGATTTTGGAAGATTATCTATTGCGAAAAACTTTGGTTTGAAATAGTTTACTGAACCTATAAATTTTTCAAAATTACCGGCTAATTCTTTTCGTGCTTCTTCAATTGTTTCGTTTACATGACGCAATGAAGAAAATGAACCGCATTTCGGGTGTCCTAAAATCAAATCAACATCTTTACATTTTTCTTTTTGTTCTTGTGTTAAATCTTCAATTGAATTAACCATAAAAGCACCAGGGAAGTTTGCTTCAAAAGTACCAGTAAAGAACATTGGTCTTTCTTCTATATTACCAATAACTTCATACCCTTGTTGTTTTGCTCCAATCATCATAGAGCCAATACCACCAAATACTCCTAATACTTTCATGTGATTAATATTTAGTTTGAATACGGAAAATGTTTACTTGATATTTTAATGACCAACAATCGAGAATTTCGTCGTCAGTTAAACGTGTTCTTAACAAATTGAGATAAAGATTAAATGCTTTTCTTAGTCTTTGCTCAAATACATACAAATCTACAAGATATTGTGATTGTCTCCATTCACGATTTTTCAAACAGTTAGCTGCAAGACCAATCCATTGGATAGTCTCCATTGTATCTCGTTTGAAGTCAAAAAACATTGGTGTTTGGTCAACGCTAATATCATCAGCACACCATCCATACATTGCTAGTAATTCAATAAAGAAGTTAAAACCATCAAGAAGTTCTTCATTGATATGCTCTTCTTCATTTTTATCGTATGCTTCAAGTGCTTCACAGAGTTCTTCGGTGATACGCCAACAATATTTCTTAAATTCTTCTTGGTCAGAAAGACAGTCTATATCGAAATTATCAAATACTTCTTTTGCTTTTGGTTCATACAAAAACTCAAGCTCTTTTTGTTTTTCAAATACATCTTTAATTGTAATACCTTTTAATGGTTCAAAGTTCTCTATATTCATACTTTATATGTTGTTATTGTTTTTCTAATTCGTTATTTAATGCTGCAATATATGCAACAGTGTCAAGTAAATTTTCTTCTTTGTGGAATTGTACTTCTCTTGCTAATTTCATTGAAACTTCAAGATAAAAAACATCTTGTAATGTTATTTGTTTACCTGTAAGTATAGTCATTAAATCAGCAATACGTTGATTACATTCTCTATATGTACCATATAGTTTTGAACGTTCTGTACATTCATTTACTATTTTATTTGCTTCTTCTAATATGTTCATATATCAAATATATTAAAAAATAGCGGAATATTAACACATTCCGCTGCACGTTGTTTCTTTCTCTTTTTTAGCATTTATTTTATCTTTATCAGGTGTGAAGTAATCACATTTGAACTCTAAACTACCAAGATAGTCGTGGTACATACCATTCAGCTTCCGCATAAATGATTGATTACGTCCACAATGTTCAGTAGTCCATGATTTACTACAATATTTGCACTGTTCAGGCCAGTGAATAAAAGTTCCGTCTATATACATACAATACCATTTTTTAATTTTATACCAGGATCCAGTAAAGCATATTCACTAAATGTTTGTTTTAATGAATTATAATCTGGCGCACTAGTTATTGATATTTCTGGAATCATAACATTAAAACTCAATTCCAAGTCCTAAACCAACACAACAGTTTTTACCATATTCAAATTGTTCATATCTAACATCAAATAGGTTAAAATAAACATTAGCTGTAGTGTACATTGTTACGTAATCGGTTTCCAAAAATGTGTAATTAACTAAACATGAAATATTATTTAATGCAAAGTTAGCATGATCTTCATTATCAATATCATAATATGTGTACATTGATGGGTTAGGAGAAACACCAATTTCAGGAATAACTGTTACAGGTCCTGCTTCAAATGTATATCTCATATACAAATATGTTGAATATAACTTCTTTGCTCGATTTTCATTTTTCATTATTAGTACTCCATTTGCAGAGTAACAATCTCCACCACCCATCATCGTTGCAAAACCAATTTCAAATGGATATTCTTCAGTAAATAAAATATTAATTCCAATCTCTGATTGTGAACTTCCTAGATTATCAATATCATAACTGTAATTAATGAATTTTCCATCAAAATAATGATAATGTGTCAATCCAAGAGTAAAGTGTCCATCTGGAGATGTATACGAAATACTTAAATCAATTTCAGGAATAAATTCGTTAAAACAATCATATGTACCTGAACCTACAGACCCCCAAACTCCAAAATTGAAACCAACAACTTCTAATTCTGCCCAAGGTTGAACTGACAATCCTCCAATATTTTGACCACGCCAGTTGTAATTTGTTACTACTTCTACTCCAGCGTTTAATGAAAGATCTCCTTCTGAATGAATATTTTCCCATGTGTAAGCGTTAGCTGACAAAGCAGACAATAATACTGCTATAAATAATACAATCTTTTTCATTTTTCTAGTTTTATTATTGCAATTAGTTCATTTGTATGTGTGTCATAAATTTTTGTGTTTCTAACTGTTAAATCTCGCTCGCTGTTATTCAGATAACGCATAGCACTTTTAATGTCTTCAAATTCAATCATCTTTATTTGGTTTATTTTTCGAAATAATCTTTATTTAGTTTACATTTCAATAAGATACTTAATTAAGTTACTTTTAGTTGTTTTCACTTTATAAAGTCAATTTAACTGTTTTTTGTATTATACCAATTTTTAGTTACAAGTATGTATATAATTGGTGATAACAATACCCAAATACTTACCAATATAGTTTTTATCATATGCTTTTAGATATATTCAACATCAAATGTGTTTTTTACCTCATCAATAATTTTTGACAATGCAATTATTTCTTTATTTGAAAGTTTACAAATTTCATCTTTTGCATTTTTTATAAACTCATCCATACGTTCAGCATCAGCTAATAATCTTTTTTGTTCTGGATTGAGTCTTTCCAAAAACAACTGATACACTTTTTCGTAAACTCCAAAATGTTTTAACCATTCTATACGCTCTTTTGCAGTAGATCTTTCTTCTCTAAAACTTAGCTCTACATATGAATTTTCTCCATAAAAATCGTGTGAAAACAGTGTATCTACAAATATTTCTGGATAATTATCAGGTATTTTTGTGAATATTTTACCCCATCTTGGTTTTTCCCAAGTTAAAGAACCATATGCAGCGCTGTCTTGTCTTGGAATTTTTTCGCCATCTGGATTTTTTGGAATAAAATAGCACAAGAACTCACGTGCAATTTTTACCTCATATTCATGGTTTTCTTCTTTGTTCTTATAAAATTCACCATTCTTCTTTATTCCTACACACATACCTTCATTAGCAAATGAAAATCTTGTGTTAGCAACAATTGCATTAGCATCACGTTTTATAAGAACATCTGAATATAACCTAGTTACAAAAGGAATAATTTCATTACCATCTGACGCGTATACATGCTCTTCAACTTCTTCGTAATTGCTTACTGCATCAATCATATCCTCATAAATGCGAATATAACTTCCAGGGAATTCTCTATATCCATCTTTGACATAGTAAAACATTTGAAGAGAACGCGTTTCATCTTTAGGATCTCTTCTTCTATGAGAAGAATCGTCCTCATAAATAAAACCACGCTCAATGATTTCTACTTCTTTACCAACTATACCGTCAATAAACTTCTTATCAGAAAGAAGATAATAGTCATTTTTGATAATTTTTACTTTCTGTCCAATACGATATTTATATACAATCTTCATATAGTTAATATATTAAAATCCGTCTGTAAATTAATACAGACGAATCTCAATTCCTTTGTCAATTGCTTTTTTCATCTTACCAGTTTTTGAATCTAATGAATTGGTAAACACAATCTTAACTTCTTTCCAAGAACCAGTTAAACGATATTGTGGATTATCTCTCAAGAACGCATCCTTTGTTGGATAGTTGTTTGGCTCTCCTGTTAGAATAACAGGGATTTGATCTTGTTTTGTTTCATTGATATATTGTAATTCTTGACGGAAAATATCCATGTTTTTTCCGCATTTCTCAAGAACATTGTACAACTCAATATTTTCTAATGAGTTAACCCACATTGCCCATTCGTAAGCTTTTGTTGCCATGTGTTCGAAGTTCTCTTTACCAAACAAAAGATAATCTTGTATGGCATCTGCAATTTTACGGCCACAGCTTTCAAATGTACAGCTCACAATAACATCACTTAATGTAAGTTTTTTCTTGAACTCATCAAAAGCTTTTGAAGCATTAGCGCCCAATTTGCCACCAAGTGCATTGTTAATGTCAGATGAACTACACTCAAGAATGTTATATGGAACATCTTTTCCTGGAATGTCCAAGAATTCATCTGGTTGACAAGCAACAACCATGTAATCGTAAATTGTTTTTGCAGCAGCAGGTCCAATATTTGGAATATTCAATGCATTTGCTGATTGGATAAACTTACGTTCACGATATTCAGCTGGAGTAAACACTTTATACAAGTGACAGTCTTCAATATAAGAGTCCTTTTCTGGCAATCTCATCTTATCAACATCGAACTTATCAGTATTTGTTACCTTATAAATGAAAGGAATAATATCACCAGCAAGAGAAAGAATTACTTTAGTTCCAATTGAGATTTTATTATCTTTCATAAAACCGTAGTTGTGAGCTGAAGCACGTGTAATTTGCTTACCATCCATAACAACTGGATTTACAATAATCACTGGGTGCAACTCGTTTGTTTTACCAGTATTCCATTCAATATCAATTACTTCTGTCTCTTGAAGCATCGGAATGAACTTAACAGCAACACAATCTTTAGGTCGTACTTCACTAAGATCTGAGATACGATTTCCTGCCACAGGTTTCATTACAATACCATCAAGAGCAAATGGACATTTTTCACGATAATTAGCAAACTTATTGTAAATACTCTCAAATGTTTTTGTATTCAATAGTGGGTATACCTCATAAAATTGTGGTATGTCTGTGAATTCTGGAATAAAATCTGACCAATCTAAATCAATCCACATTCCGTTATCAAGATAACGAACATCATAAATAACAATGGATAAATCATCCAACATGTTATTCAACTCATCATCAAACTCATCGTAATCACGATTTAACAATCCAGACACAAATGAGCGTGGGTTTACAAAGTCTTGGTATTTTTCTGTAAAAACATTCTTGTCAATAAGAACCTCACCGCGTAGTGTGTATTTTTCAAAATCACAACTTGTATGGAGCTTATTAAATTTTCTGATTAGATGTTGTTTAATATCTTTACCCCAGTTACCATCACCACGACTGGAAATACTTTCAATTTCACCGTTACTGATAATTGCTTCAAATGAACAACCATCGTATTTTGGTGTTACAATAATACTTGTACGCTCGTGATAACGATAAATGTATGTTGATACTTCTTGGAAGAACTTAGCCCAATCTACACTACCATCTTCTGAGTTCTTAATCTGAACCTTAGAAAGAGAACCCATTATGTATGGGTGTTGAATTGTGTAAGAAGGATTGTGTTTAGCACCAATATATGACTTATTTTCAAGTCCAAGTGAGCGCTCAAGTTCATCAAACTCAATATCACTCATAATTGGTGTACCGTTGTAATAAGCTTCCTTAGCTTTGTTGTATAATTCTAATTTTTCCATATCAATAATTGAAAAAAGGCATAAGCTGTTGAACTTATGCCTGTTTTTTATTTTTCTTAGA